TTAAAATTATTACTGCACTACAAGGTGCTATTAGTGGTGGTAATGCTGCAGTTTCTTTTGAAATTGGTGGTACTGCTATTACTGGTGGTGGCATTACAGTTGCTCATTCAGGTTCAGCAGCAGGTGATGTAGACACAGCAGAACCTACAGCAGCTAATAGAGTTGAAGAAGATGGAACTATCGAAATGATTACAGATGGTGGTTCTACAGGAACAGCTAAATTATTAGTTACATTTGTAATTAGGAGATAAGCATGTCAAGAATGAGAGTAACAAATACTATCGTAAGAGGTGTTACTGCTACATCTCAACAATCTACAGCTACTGATGCAAATACTGAATATGTCAGAATCGTATCTGATACAGATGGAGTTCATATTGCTTTTGGTGCATCACCAACAGCTACAACAAGCTCAACCATATTAGGTGCATATGACCCTGAAGTATTCAAGATTGATGGTGGCATGAAAGTAGCAGCAATACTTGCAAGTGGAACAGGTAATATTTACATAGATGAGTTAAGCGAATGAGAAGAAAGATAGGCGACAATCAAGTATTTCACTATCATAACCCAACAGGTGAGTTCGCTATAGAACACATTGAAAATATACAACCCCTTTTAGACCAAAACAAAAAACTACAGAACGAAGATCATCACAAGTCAGATGAGTTTAGACTGTCTGCTCGTATACCTATGACTGTAGTTTATGAATGGAAAAGACTATTTGGGGTTGACATATTTAACAAAGATCACAAAGAAGCAGTAAAAAAACTTATTAACAGTCCTGATTACAGGTATCTAAAGACAACCAATAGGCGAATATAATGGCAATAACGAATTACTCAGAACTTAAATCAGCTATCGCTGACTGGTTAGATAGAACAGATTTAACTGACCAAATACCTGATTTTATTACACTAGCAGAAGCTAGACATAAAAGAGATTTTAAACTTAGAAGAATGGAAACAAGGGTTACAGCAAATACTATAGCTGATACCGAGTATTATACATTGCCTGATAATTATGTTGCTATGCGTAATATACAACTAAATACTGACCCTAAAACACCTTTAGAATATTTAACACCTGAACAAATGGACAGAATTTATGCAGGAAGCAATAAAGGCAAACCTAAAGCATACAGTATCATTGGTAATGATATACAGCTAAGACCACTACCTGATAGTGTATACGAAATAGAAATATTATATTTTAAACATTTTGCCCCATTATCAGATTCAGCACCTACTAATGAAATGTTAACTAACCATCCTGATGCTTATCTTTATGGTGCATTGGTTGAAGCAGAACCTTATTTACAAAACGACAAAAGATTACAAACATGGTCTACTCTATATGACAGAGCAAAAGCTGATATAATAAGTTCTAACGAAAGAGATAGACACTCAGGTGTAGCACCAACTACACGTATTGATTATGGATTGTATTAATGACTACATGGACAGAGCAATCCACAACTAGTACAGCTTGGGAACTTACAGGCACATTTTTATTTAAAACAGAAGATGATTTGTTTTTTTTAGCAACTGAAGACAACAATACTTTACAGCAAGAAAACATACCAGTATTAACAGTTGATGATTGGACAGTACAATCGACAACAGCAACCACATGGACATAAATGGCAAATAAGAAATTTTCAGAATTAACAGAAGTTACCACCCCCAATAGTGAGTCTATATTTGCTACAGCTTACGATGGGGATAACTTTAAAGTTACATTAACAAACATTGCTGCAAACATGCCGTCTATTACTACAACTGGCACAGTTACAGGTACAACGTTTATAGGTAACGTAACAGGTAATGTTACAGGTTCAGTTACAGGTAACGCAGATACAGCTACAGCTTTAGCTACAGGTCGTACAATAGGTATGACAGGTGATGTTACTTGGACTTCAGCATCTTTTGATGGCACAGGAAACGTAACAGGTACAGCTTCTATAGGTACTGGTGTTATTGTCAATGCTGATGTCAATACAAGTGCTGCAATAGATGCAACTAAAATACATGATGGTACAGTTTCTAATACAGAATTTGGATATTTAAATGGTGTTAGTTCTGCAATACAAACGCAGATGGACACAAAGATTACAGCTAGTTCTACAGATACTCTAACCAATAAAACGATTAATACAGCTAGTAATACGATTACTATAGTAGAAGCAGACATATCAGACCTTGGCTCATACATTACAGCATCTTCTACAGACACACTAACTAATAAGACATTTGATGCTAATGGAACAGGCAATAGTCTTTCTAATGTTGAGGTAGCAGATTTAGCATCAGGTGTTCTTGATACCGATTTATCATCAGTTGCTGCAACAGATACAACTCTAGCATCAGCAAAAGCAATTAAGACTTATGTTGATTCACAAGTTACAGCACAAGACTTAGACTTCCAGGCAGATACAGGTGGTGCATTATCTATTGACCTAGATAGTGAAACACTAACCTTTACTGGTGGTACAGGTATAGATACAAGTGGTTTAGGTAATGCAGTTACTTTTGCGATTGATTCAACTGTTGCAACTTTATCAGGCACACAAACACTAACAAACAAAACAATCAATAGTGCATCGAATACCATAACGATTACAGAATCAAACATATCTGATCTAGGAGCTTACATAACTGCAAGTTCAACTGACACTCTAACTAACAAGTCAGGAAGTAACAGTCAATGGACTAACGATGCAGGATATATTACAGCTTCATCAACAGATACACTTACCAATAAATCAGGTAACATCAGTCAATGGACAAATGATTCAGCTTATTTAACTGGCAACCAAACAATAACATTAAGTGGGGATGCTAGTGGTAGTGGCACAACGGCTATTACAGTTACAGTTGCAGATGATTCGCACAACCATATCATATCTAATGTCGATGGATTACAAACAGCATTAGATGGCAAGGTAGCAGAAACAGCTTCTACAGGTAGTGCTGAGATTCCTGCAGGTACAACAGCACAACGAGATGGCTCACCTAGTGCAGGTTTTTTAAGATTTAATACAACTGATACATCATTTGAGGGCTACGATGGTAGTGCTTGGGGTGCAATCGGTGGTGGTGGAGGAGCATCAGCAGGTGGTGCTATCTATGAAAACTCAGATGATATAACATCTGACTATACAATAACATCAGGTAAGAATGGATTTTCAGTTGGACCAATGACAATAGCAAGTGGTGTAACAGTAACAGTTCCTAGTGGACAAAGGTGGGTAATACTATGACATGTAAGGTTAATGCCGATACAACTAATGGATTAAAACTAACATCAGATACAAGTGGGGAAATAGACCTACAAACCAATGGTACAACTAAAGTACACATGGATAGTAGTGGTAATGTAGGTATAGGTACTAGTAGTCCTACCAATCCTTTACATGTAAAAAATGACAGTCCTTCTATTT